TTCATTTTATTTTCCATAATTTATTAATCCTCTTACGTCTTTTTCATCAAAATCCCAGCGATTTAATATTTTATCTACAATTTCATTTTCAGAAAAACCCTGTATTTCCCATTTATTTATTAATTCTACTATATATTCTACTAACATAATTTATTCATTTTTTAATAATTTAATTAATTCTTCATTACAAAGCATATGTCTTGTTTGATTTGCAGTAAAATTATCAAGGTGTAGTATTTGTTGATCTAGTGATAATCCACCTTGCACAATCCGTTTGCTTATAAGATCCATTTTAGTTTGTGCGTCATGCGCTACATTTCTTAATTCTTTAATTCTTTTTAATTTCATATCGCACCTCCAACATTAAAGGCTGTAAATTTATTTAAATATACGCCGTGATACATAATAATAAATATACTTGGCAATATAAAAGTTAATGCAATAATTCTAATAGTCATTTCTAAGTTTTTCATTTTAATCCGTATTGTATTTTTAATTTATTTTTTGTTATATTTAATTGTTTACTTATTTCAGTTATACTTTTATTATCTAATAAGTATAATCTCCAAACTTTATGCATTTGCATCTTCTTCTTGTAATTTCATTTCGGTATAATTTAATGCATCATTGTGATCGTGTAACAAATCCCATAGAGCGTTGTATCCTGCTTCGAACCAGTTATTTGCACGACCAAATATATGATGATCTTCAAATATATCTGCGTCTAATTCATTGCAATACTTTTTGCAATCATCTGTATATATTACTTTGTTTTCAAGCCATTGATGCATTTCTCTAGTGAAATCATCGCTATCATTAATTGTACCATCGTGATACATTAACCATATATCGTCGTTAAACTCATATACTAAATCATCTCTATACATATCTTATATAATTTTTAATTGTTTCAATACTTGCTTTGTTGAAAGCTTTTACATTTTGTCTATACTTTTCATTTGTGCAATATTTTTTCATTGCTCTGGTTGTTGTACATTCACCAAATCGATTTTCATGTATAGCAATTTGCTTTAACTTGTCGTCGATCATTTGTTTTGTTAATTGTATCATATTTATTTTATTATATTATCACTTATTAATTTTTTTTGTTGTGTACTTTTAATTAAATAATTCACAACTTCCAGTTTTTCCCGGAGTTAATGTAATTGTTTCAAACTCTTCATTTGTTATTAAATTTTCCATTAAACCTAAATACTCTCTGGAAACATCTCTACCTGTTATTTTATTTATTATCATCATATTATTTATTTTTTATTTATTATTATATCTTTCATATTTTTTTAATGTTGAAAAGTTTATATCTAATTCTTTCATTAAATCAATTTGTTCATTAATTTCTTTTATTCTTTTGTTGTAATCAGATTTATACATTAATTCTTTAGAATTATTTACTTGTTCTAATAATGCTTCTAATCCTAAAATTATTAAATATTTATTCATATTATTTATTTGTATTTATAAATCTTTCAAAGATTTCATGTAATTTATAAAAATCTTCCGGAGACAAATCTCCACTATCTAATTCAAAATCATCAACTATATTATTAAAATCAATATATTTATCTAAATCAAAATCATTTGAACTTTTTACTTTTGGTTCAATTTTTAAATATCTTTCTCTTATTGTTTCTTTCATATCTTCTAATTCCATATGAGATTGGATTTTTAAAAATTCCAAATCTCTTGATGGATCATATTTTAAAATAAATTCTATTAATTCATTTCTTTCTATTTGTTCTTGTGTCATATTTTTATTTATTTATTTTGAAGTATAAACTTGATATTGTATCTTTTAATATTTTACCATGTAAATCATGATCCATATCATTATTATTATCTTTGAAATTTTCCCAAACTTCATTGTGTATTAAATCAAAACAATCATTTATATGATTATTATATTTTTTTAATTCTTTTGTATTCATATTATTTATTTTTTAATTTTTTTATTTTCTTTTTTTGTTTTTTTATAATATCATCTTGTTCAAGTATACAATGGACTAAATCATCTTTATCCCATTCCATAAATCTATTATATTCTGTCATAATTTTTATTTTTATAATTCTTTATATTTAACTTATTTTTATTCTTTTATATTTTTATTTAATTCATCTAATAAGTAACTTACATTTCTTAATCCATCTTCATCTTTTAAATCATTATAAAAATCATGTAAATTTATTAATTCATCATAAATTCTTTTTAACATTTCATTACTCATATTTTATTTTTTTAAATTTTCTATTTCTTCTAAAGTTGTATTTTCAATTTGATATAACAAATCTTTAATTAAATCTTCATAATCTTCATTATCTTCTAAATCACATTCATTATAAACAAACATTTCTACACTTTCTTTCATTTTTTCATTTCCTTCACTATGTTTTAATAGTTGAAAATAATCTAAAGTTTCTACATTCCAATGGAATTTTTTCATATTTTTAATTTAATTTATGTATAGCAATTTTATATATAATAAAGAATATGAATTCTTTCTTCTTCATTTAAATTATAATATTTTTTTAATTTATAACTTAATAATTCTTTATTCATATTTGAATTTTTATAACTTTTTATAATTTTATTTATTTTCATTTTTATTTATTTTTATATATTATATATTAAACTTAATTCTAAATAACTTTTATAAAATTCTTTAACATTTTTATAATTTTTAAATTCTAAATTAAAATCTTTAAAACCTAAATTTTTAATTAATTCAAAGTTTTTACTTTTATAATTATTATTATTTTTTAATTTATTTAATTCACTTTTTAGAAATTTATTCATTTTATTATATTTTATTTTATTATTATTTATATTTTATTTACAATTATATTATCACTTTTTTATATACTTTGTAGTGTACTTTTTTATATTATTTATATATTATTTAAAGTAGAATTTTGTATATATTTTTTATTTATAAATGTTAAACCTTTTAAGTTAAATTCTATAACATTTTCAATTTGTAATTTATCTTTTAATTTTATATTTTGTAAATCATTTATTAAAAATCCAAAGTAAATATTATTTTTTAATTTTAATTTTTTAATTTTTAATATTTTAGAAATATAGTGATTTGTTTTTAAGTTTTTTAAATTTGACATTTTATATTTTTTTATTAAGATTATTATTATTTTAATTACACTTATATTATCACAATATATATATATTTGTTGTGTACTTTTTATTAAATATATATAAATATTATTAAAATGTCACAAATTATAAATATTGCACTATATTATATATATATATAAATATAACTTAAGTAATATAAAGTATTATCATTATATTATTAATAAATATTAATAAACATTGAATATATGATAATGTAAAGTAAATACTATATTATATTAATATATATTATTGTTATATATATGTATAATCCAATAGATATATGTATATAATGTGATAAAATGTAGTAATTGTTGTTAATATGATGATAATAACTATAAATCTTTGACAATGTAACAATATATTGTAATAAAATGTATGTGCATTGTCATATATGTGATAAATATAAGTAATTGTTACTAAATTAGTAGAAAAACTATGTGTTTATTATCATATATGGGGCATATTTTATATTGACTTTTCTATATACTTGGTTATCAAATACATATATGTAATACAAAACCTCTATATTTGAAATACTTATAATTACTATGGCAGATACATTTATTAAGAACAACCTTTCTGTTGTACTATCTTTATCTTTAGCTGTATTTACTGCAGGTGGTATATTTGCGGAGTTTACGGCTATTAAGAATGAGCTTACGACTGTGCATGATAGGTTAGATAAGAAGATAGTTGTGATAGGAGGTCTTGAGGACAGGCTATTACAGATAGAGAAACAACTAGAATACGAGCGTGGCTTTTTAGAGGCTGCGGCAAAAAAGAGATAGCATGGCTAAAACAAGAAGAAGATCCAGCAGAAAGCGCTCAGGTTCAAATAAGGACAGCTGTTATTACAGTGTAAAGGCTAGGTATGATGTATTTCCATCTGCCTACGCATCGGGTGCTATAGCTAAGTGCAGAAAAAACAAAGGTAAGAAGAAGAAGTAGCCTGCGTTTAAAAAAAAAATGAAGACACTATTTGCTACCTTATTGTTAATTTTATGTTATGCTTGTGGTTCTATAAAAGGCCAGGCATATATAGATATTAATGAGAACATCGACTATGAGTACAATGAGGACCTAAGATACCGTGCCCGCTTTAAGGTGGGGTATAAAATATACTTAGGGGAAAAGCATACAATTAAAAAAGAAAAAATATGAAAAACGGAATAGGACCACAAAGTTTAGGTGCATCAGGCATGAGCCCTAATAGCAAACCCTGCGGATCACCCCTTAAAAAGCTTGAAGATCTTTCAGGCGATGGTAAAGTTACACAAAAAGATGTACTTATAGGAAGAGGGGTTATAGATGCAGATGGAGATAAATCAAACCTTAACTCCGGCACACCTTTATACTTTCAAGATGATATAACAAAAATTCAAGATGCAGCCAGTACACTTGAATCACATAATATCGGTGGCGGTGGAGTACAAGGTGCAGCATCAATGGCACAAGAAAATGCATCAGCTCAAGTGGGTCAACCCAGAATGAGAGGCGGACTTGGTGGTTTGTTTTCGAGGGTGAAAAATCTTCGCAGCAAGATGACTCAAACAGCAATGCCTAGAGGATTTTAATGAAAAGAGTAAAAGCACCTGCAGGCTTCCACTGGATGAAATCTGGTAGACAATATAAACTAATGAAAACTCCGGGTAAGTTTGCAAAGCACCCCGGGGCTTCTATATACGCAAGCTTTCCTATACAAAAAGTGCATAAACGTGGCAGTAAGAAAAACTAAGAAAGGGTTAGCGCTTAAAAGATGGTTTAAAGAAAAGTGGACCGACGAAAAAGGTAATGTATGCGGTTCACGTAAAAATAAAAATACTAAGAAGTGTAGGCCCTCAAAACGTGTATCCGGTAAAACCGTTAAAACCTGGAGTGAAATGTCACCCTCGGAAAAAAAACGGGCAGTAGCCGAGAAAAAGCGCGTAGGCATGGGTAGAAAGACATCTCAGATACGTAGAAAATCAACCAAAAGAAAAAAGAGAAAATGAAACTTCCAAGAAACGGCGTAGCCAAAGAAATCCGTCATTACATCGGGTCGTTGTTTATATTCCTTTTCGTTATAGGAATTATAGTTGTACTGATACAGTTCCCTGTATTAGATGGCAACAAAGAAGTAGTAATGATGCTTATCGGCACAATAAGTGCATCGATAGGACTTGTAATAAGTACCATCACTGGATCTAAACCAGATGATGTAAACTCACTCAAGTCAGAAATAGAAAAGAAGCAGCTTAAGATAGATATGTTAACACAAGGCAAAGATGACCTTGAAGACATGGTGATTAACCTGCAAAAAGAAATGTTAGAAAACCAAGACGAAATTATGGACAAAATCGTTCTTAAGGCTGCTCTTGATTTTGATGACAGAAATAAAGCTTTAACAATGTTGCAGGGATGCGGCTGTGGTAAAGATAAATGTGATTGTGAATAATGAGTCAGAAATTAACCCTTAAAGCCCGAGCGGCTAAGGCTAAACGAGATTTGCGTTATGCAAATTCACCAGCTCGCAAAAGAAAAAGAGCAGATAGCCAAAAGAAACGTAGAGCTGCTAAGAAGGCGGGTAGATCTCTGGCCGGTAAAGATTACGATCATAAAGATAGTAAATTCAAAACAGTAAAAAAGAATCGCGGAAACGACGGTTTAGGAACAAAAAAAGAAAGTAAAACAAAACGTAAATATTAAATTATGGGAAATGCAATTAACAAACAATTTCAATTGCGCAGAAATGGTGGTGAAGCATCTAGAGCTTCTGAAACATCCGCAACGGCTTATTCTGTGAATCAAGAAAGGACCATGGCTAACATGGGCATGGTTGACTCAGGTATGAATATGGGGCATCCAATGAATTATGGTACTCCCATGCTAAAAAAGATTGATGAGTTCGGTAATGAAGTACCTGAAGGTTTTAAATCTAGTACCGGAAAAGACTATGAAATAACGGCAAGTAAAGGTGTACTTAAAGGACGACAAACTTCTCAAGGGCCTAGGGGCAGAGATGGGTCTCCTACAGTAACTGAAGGCAGCGGAACAAGACCACTTCAAACTAACAAGGGAGAGACTACAACTCGCCAAGATGGAAATACTACAACTAGAACCACTTATAACAAGACAACGAAGTCCCCTACTCCAGGAAAACAGTATAGCGATTTTAAAAAAAATAAGGAATACGATACAACTACAAAATATAAAAAAGAACAACTTAAAATTAAAGATTATAAAGCCTAATGCCTCCTAAAAAAAGACGTAAGCCACCAGCACCTTCTAAAAAGAAGTCGCTTGGATATTACGCTAAAGTAAATAAAAAAGGTGGTACAGGTAAAAAAGCCGGCGGCGGAATGACCCGTAAAGGTGTTGCTAAGTATCGTAGAGATAATCCTGGTAGCAAACTTAAGACAGCAGTTACAACTCCTCCTTCTAAATTAAAAAGGGGTAGCAAAGCTGCAAAACGTAGAAAGTCATTCTGCGCTAGGTCTAAAAGCTGGACCTCAGAAAGAGGTAGAGCTGCAAGACGAAAATGGAATTGTTAATATAATTATATAAATTAAATCAAATCAAATGGCACAATTCGGTGGGCCTAAGCTTGTCAAAAAAATGTATTTTGACGGTGAAGCCAAAGAAAAACTAATTAATGGAATAAATAAGATAGCAAATGCCGTTGGTTCAACTTTAGGAGCCAGCGGTAAAACTGTTATTATAGAAGACGACTTCGGAGGTCCGCAGGTTACAAAAGATGGTGTTACTGTAGCAAATAGTATTTTACTACAAAACCCAATAGAAAACCTTGCGGTATCTATGATGAAGCAGGCTGCTCAAAAAACTGCTGCGATAGCAGGAGACGGCACAACAACTTCTATTGTACTTACGAAAGCTATCATAGATTACTACTACTCTGAAAAAGCATTTGAGCACTCTTTTAGAGATGTAAGAAAAGGTATGGAGCTTTACAAAGAACATATCATTAAGATATTAGATAAAAAAGCAATACCTGTTAAAGAAGATAAATTAATGCAAGTATCTACTATATCTGCTAATAATGATATAGAGCTAGGTGAAACTATAGCTGAAGCTTTTACAAAAGCCGGAGACAATGGCGTAGTTACAATGGAAAGTTCACCAACTAGTGAAACTTTCATAAAAGCGGTTCAGGGTACTAAAATTGGTTCTGTAAGTAAAACCCCTCATTTTTATACAAATAATGAAAAAGAAATAACAGAACTTGACAATCCTCTTATTTTTCTTAGCGTATCAGATATTGTAAATATGCGGAAAATACAAGAAATCTTGGAGTACGCGATTAAGTCCAATCGCTCAATACTCCTTGTTGCTCCTTTAGAGTCGCAACCGCTAGCGGCACTATCAATGAATAAGGTTAAAGGCAACATTAAGGTCAACGTAATAGATCCTCCTAGTTTTGGACTTAAAAGAAAAGATATACTGGAAGATTTAGCGTTGCTTGTCGGTGCTAAGGTGTTTGATGAAACACTGGGTGATTCTATTGATTCGATCACCCCTGACATGCTAGGATCGGCTGATAAAGCTATTTCAGATAAAGACGGTACTGTACTTATGGTTGAAGACAAACCAAAAGAAGTACAAGAAAGAGTTGAGTATTTAAAAACTGTTCTTGACAAAGAAGATCACCACGTGATGACTAAACATCTAAATGATCGATTAGCTTTGCTTTCAGGTGGAGTGTCTGTTATATATGTAGGCGCTGATACAGAAGTTGAGTTAAAAGAAAAGCAAGACAGAGTAGATGATGCTATACACGCAGTTCGTGCAGCTAAAAAAGAAGGCATACTACCAGGTGGTGGCTCTGCCCTTGCGTACGCTGCGGTAATGGATACCGGAGTTATGAAATTGAACGGGGCCATGCTTACGGGTGTACAAATACTACAGTCTGCACTTGCAGCGCCATTTACCAAAATACTCACTAATGCTGGTTTACAACCCGCTTCCTATACTTTAACTAAATGGGGAGAAGGCGTTGATGTTACCTGTGGCTGTATAAAGAAAATGATTGATGTTGGAATTGTCGATCCTTTGCTTGTTACAAAAACAGCGTTAAATAATGCTGTATCTGTTGCTGCAACTATTCTTTCAACTGATTGTGTAATTTCAAATGTCAGAGAAGAATGAAAGCAATAGGTAACTATTTAATAATTAAAGACATCGCTGAAGAGGGTAAAAAAACGGCAGGTGGTTTAGAATTAACAGAAAAGCACGAAGAAATAAGGTATAAGAAAGGTACTATTATATCTTCGGGTCCTGATTCTATACAAGAAAAACAAAAAATACTATACGACAAGGTTGCGGGCCATGAAGTAGAATATAACAACGAAATACATAAAGTTATATCTCTACGTGACATAGTGGCTATCCTATAATGGACAGATCCGATTTTATTGAAAGAGGTGAGTTAAAAGTAGATTTTTTAAAAAATTATAGGTTGGTTTCCCGTTGGGCTTGTGTAAATAATAATTTAGGTGTAGCAGATTTGGAACTTTTATTTTATTTAGATCCAATAGTATATTTTACAATTCAAGACTTTAAAGATGGTACTTTGTATTATTCTTGGGATAAAACAAGATTTTACAGATTACAAAAAGAGGGCTGGATTGAAAAAGTACATATGGGTAAAGGCAGAATAGGAGATCATAATAAATATAAAATAAGCTACAAAGGAAAGCATCTTATAACAAGAGTGTATAAGATACTTATAGGTGAAGAAAGCTTACCTGAGTCTACTAAACGTAACAAAATAATGAAACGAGAACGTTACATAGACAAAGTATATAGCCAAGCAATTAAAAAATTTAACAAACAAAAAAAATAAAAAATGGGATTTTTAGCTATAACTCCTTCTATTGATAGTGCAACTGGTGAAGTAACTTACTCATCTGCAGTACCTGCAAATGGCGTAAGTGTAACAGGTGTGGTATTAAGAGAATTTATGACAAATGGCCCTAACAAAAATGCTAACGGTACTTACAATACAACTCTTGCCGATTTAGTTTTTGATGTTAAGGTTAGACCAAACAGTGTTACAGCAACTATAACTGTAACAAGCGGAAGCGTTGAGTATCAAATAATCATGCTTAAAACGCCAGAAGGCATACAACAATCATATAAATTTGCAACCGGTGATACTATAAAAGTTAACGCTGTGGTAGCTGCATTAATAACTGACGCATAAAAAATAACAAGATGGAAGGATTAAACTTATACAACGGATTACCTGGAATTAAGATTAAGTCTGATAAAGCGTCAGACGATAATTGCATGAAACCAGTAACTAAAAGAATAAAAGATAGTTCTAACGGAACACAATTAAAAAATAAATAATGGCTAGGATCAGTACATATACCATAGACTCTACTGTAGAAGGCAGTGATAAGCTTTTGGGTACTGATGCAAATTCAAGTTCCGCATTAGCCACTAAAAACTATACAATAGATAGCTTAAAAACCTATATCAATGGCAGCCAAAGTACGGCTGTCATACCTGATGTAGTGCCTTTAGGCTTTGCACTCTCTGTAAATAGAGAAGGTACGGCATTTGAAAAAGCTCAGGTAAGAACACTTGCCGGATCAGTATTAAGTAATGTCGTTTTAAAAAGCAGTACTGTAAATACAGGATCTGATATATACTTAAATACACTTGGTACGGGCCAGGTTTTTTTAATTATACGTGATTATAATGATGGGCAGTTTGGTCTTGACTTTGATTTTCAAGCATTTGCGGATAATTCTGCAACGTTTACAGGCTCATTATCAGGTGTTACATATACAGGAACTGTAACATCATTTAATCCGGGAACGCTTACAAGTGATAGCCCGGCGGTTAATGATAGCAAATATATAACGTCAGGTAGCAACAAATATACTGAATGGTGCTTTAACGTAACGCTTGGTTCCGGTGAAACATATACCGGCGGGCAAGTTGCATTTACATCATTTACATTTTCAACAGGAGTACAACAAGTTGAAACGCAGGTAGTTGGTAGTTTAAAAATAACTCGCAACCTTGATATTGAAGGTGATGTTGTAATTGGGACTGAATCTCCTAACACAGATCCGCAATCACTTACGGTCCATGGACCAATTAAAGTTAAAGACGCTGAAGGAAGCATTGAATTTGGTGACACAGATCCTAATGTATCTTTAGGTACGGACGGATCCAATTTATTAGTATCAGGTAATGGTTCTAATATAATATCGAATGCTACTAGATTTACTCAAGATTTAGTTGTTGACTCTAACACCACAACAAATGATGGCCGCACGATAATGGGCCAAAATACTGTTACAGCTATTGCTACTAATGGTAATAGAGCTGTACTATCTGCTACGGGTATTTCACTGCAAAACTCAAGCGGTGTGCCCACAGGAGCTCAGGTAGCTGCTGTAGCCGGTAATCCAACAGATTTGTCAGGATTAACCAATCAAGGCACGCTAACTAAACTGCAGGTTGCATCTAATTACTTTACACTTCCAGAATTAAACTCTGGTGTAGCAGCTATATTGCCAGGACTTTCAGAAACTTTATCAGGCCCTTCAGGCAATATAACGATGGGTAGAATGCTCTATGGAATAAGACAAAGCAACGGTACTTTATTTCAAGCAGTAACTTCCCCTGCATCTGTTTCAGGTGTCTCAATAACAAGTGGAGCCACATCAGCAACTACTACTAGTAGCAATTTTACTAGCATAAAGACACTATTTGGAGCAATCCCATCAAATCAATCTTTATATTTTGTAGAATCAACTTATACAACAGCATTTCCTGCACAAGGACAATTAATAAATGACTCTTCAGTAAATATATACCAAATAGTATCTACTAATGATGGTAATAATAGTTTTACTTTTGGAAAACAAGGAAGCGGAATAATAACAGTAAACACCAGTGAGTTTAATGTTAATTCAGAAGTTTTTAAGCTTAATGATATACCTACTGCTGTAAAAGCAAATTTTTTATATTATGATCCATCAAGTAAAGCGGTATCTCACAATCCTTTAAGCGTTCTTGCATCTGCAAATGGCGCTAATTATGATTTTGGAGGTAATACAAACGTGCCCGCAACTTCTATAGATTTCAATAATCTTATAGTATCAGCGGCTGGTTTAAACGGAGCGGTTGTACTAAAACAAGGCTATGAATATGGTGGGGCTTTAACAGCTAACGCAACAGCAGTAGCTTGGAAATACTACGTACTAAGTAATATAACTGCGGATAGAGTTTTAACTTTGCCTGCAGGTGTAGCTGGAGATAGTATTAAGTTTACTAATTTATCTGCTTTTAATGCTAACGGTTTATATAGCCAATCAGCATTTGTATGGACAATAAACCCTAACGGGTCAGAAAAAATAATGAGAACTACCTCTTTGGTGCTAGATGAACAAACTTCATCTTTTGAACTGTTTTATACAGACGCTGCCAATGGTTGGGTAATAAATGGAATTAGCTAATGGGATTACAAATAGATTTACCAACGTCTGGGCTATTAGGAATAAATAGTGCATCTGGAGGTGTTATAACAGGCAATACAACTGCAGTACAAAATGGTATATATGTAGTTCAAGGCTCTAATAGTTTAACACTAACGCTTCCAGCTACTATGGAGCAAGGTGGTACTGTACTACTTAAAAATTTAGGTACAGGAACAGTAACAATTGCCTCTGCTCTTATAGAAGCATCAAATCAATCAATAACAGTAAACAACAACCAAGCAGTACGTTTAGTATATTTAAACAGTACTATTGGTTATTTAATAACATAAGCTATGGCAGATATAAATACTTTTTATGCACCAGCTAGAGCAGTAGATGATCAAAACTCTGCTAGCGATTCTTTAATATGGACGGGTACTGCCGCACAATATGCAGCAATTGGGTCTAAAGACGCTAACACACTTTATTTTGTAACAGCTTAAGATGCCATTATACAAAGGAACAACGGAAATAGCCAGCGGAAAATTATATAAAGGAACTACTGAGATTGATAAGCTCTACAAAGGCACTTCTCTAATCTATCAGTTAGGTTTTAGCCTAAGGTTTTTAGGTATTGCAGGCGGGAGCGACGGTGTTGCGCTAGACTCTAATTCTTACTATGGAGGCGGAGGCGGTGCCGGTGAATATTTAGAGGTAACAGGCTTAATAGGCGAACCTAATAAAAACTATCAAGTTATTGTTGGGGCAGCTAGCGGGGGCAATACTAGATTTCAAACTAATAGTACTCAGTCAAATACCTTTGATTATGAACTTTCGGGTTCTTCTGGAAATGGTGGTAGATCGTGGCCTTCCGGCTTTCCAGCATCATGGGCCGGTTATTCAGCAACTTTAAATGAGGCTGCAGCTGGATCAAGAGGGTTTAGTGGCGGTAATGGGTTATGGAGGCCTTCTTTATCTGGCAGTCCCAATGGCGGTCTTGGCGGTGGTGGTGGAGGTGCTGGTGGCGCCGGAGGAAACACTAGTGCTAATGTTTATGCAGGAAATGGCGGTCCTGGTTACGCATCAGACATCACAGGAACTAGCGTAACAAGAGCAGGCGGTGGTGGAGGTGCTGGCCAACTTCCCAGTACAAGTTCAGGCTATCAAAGTTCTGGAGGCTCAGGCGGTGGTGGAAGAGGGGCTGTGCAAGAGTATCAAGACAGCTCAATTGTAGCATCCCCAACGAATGGAACTCCTAATACGGGCAGTGGTGGCGGAGCTGGTTGCTCTGGAGGCGGAAATGGAACAGGTGGTTCTGGCGTTGTTATTTTAAGATATCCTAATACAATTACAATAAACGTAGGTTCTTCTTTAACTTCAACAACAACAACAACAGGTACAGATAAAGTAACAACATTTACTGCCGGCAGCGATAATATTTCGTTCACATAAAAAATAAAAAATGGCAAATTTAACAACAAGAATAGGTGGTCAGCATTATTACGATGCCGCCACTACCAATAGTGAGAAACTATTAAATTTTTGGAAAGGCACGGGCGCGCAGTATACAGCTGAAAAACAGACGGGTGCTACGACAAGTGGCAATCCATCAGGAGCTTCATCAGTAACTTTTACAGTTACATCATCAAGTATATTTGCAGTAAATGCAACTGTATTTGTTACGGGCACTTCTGGAAATACAACAAGAACTGAAGGAACCGTAAGTGCAGTACCTTCAGGTACAACTGTAACTATATCTTTCCCGACTGCGTACACTTCTGCAGCTTCTTCAGGATATCAAGTAGACGTTTACGACCCTAATACATTATATATATTAACATCATAGATGCCTATTAACAATGAAAATCTACCTATATCAGATTTAAAACTAGGTATAGTAGACATAGCTAAACTTTACCAAGGGCATATACAAGTATACCCTAATGAGGCTTCCATAACAGGATTAGCTTTTTCTACAAGTAGTATAAGCAATGCTTCTCAAAGTGTGAACTTTGTTGTCACAGGAACAGATGGTGCTCAGTATACTTTAACCGGATCGACCGGAGCTACTGCGCCTTCGGGAACTCAAACAATCCCTTCAGTAGGTAGTAATACTCATTCCGTTTCTATATCTTCAAACGGAACTGGTCAACCTTCAAGATTACCTAGGGTTACTGTAGCAACAGTAAGTTCTAGTACGCCAACTGTATTTTTTCCAGCTAATTTGCAGAATTATGATACTCTTACTCAGGCTGCTGGACCAGCTCAGGCATATAACCATACTTTAAACTATAGTGTTTCGGGAGCAACTATTCACAGTAGTACTAGTGGTTTTAGCACCTATAACCCTTCATCTGCTTCGAGCAATACATATCCATTAACCCCGGGGGCTACTTGGTATTCTCATACAGTATACTTTTACCCTCTAGCAGGACAAGAATTCACAAATGCTGATAATGTTTCTTTATCTTTGCCTTCTTGGGCTAGTGCTGGGGCAAAGTATTTAGGTAGTTACGAAAGTCAACCTATTAATTCACAAACATCTTCTTATTACACTTATATAAGTATACCAATAACGTATACAGGACAGTCTGGAACAACTACCGGAACTCTTTCAGCTACTTGCTCATCAAGTGTGGTTACAACTACATTCCAGTACAGTAGAGCTAGTATAAACCATAGCAATTTTGCAGGAAGTTTTACTCCTCTTAGCTGGGGAACTGGAAGCTATACAGGACCAGGATCTAATACATTTGTTCAAACATTAACTGTAACAGGAAGCGGAACAGTAGGCAGCATCACATATTCTGAGTCTGGAGGTGCTAATACAGGAAGAGATATAATAAGTGAGGGATCTATAAGTGGTTTACCCGCCGGTGTAGGAGACACAGTTACTATAACCACAAACGTTGATATCCCTAACATGAGGAAAAGTAGAGTAATTAGTACCTCACAAAAAGCTGTAACATACACAGCATATGACCAATAATGGCTAGGATACAACAACTACCCTTAGATACCACTATCACTGGTGGCGATAAACTAGTAGGAACAGACGTTGGAGATAACAACGCTAGTAAGTCTTACCAAATTGAAACTATTGCAGCATTCTTTGCACAAACGGGTGGAGCTGACCCTTTAAGATCAGGATTACAATATAACTACGCGGGTAAATATGCAAGTAATACGCTAGCATCAGGAGAGTTTAGGTATCAAGTGGATTCCAGTGCGCCTTCAGCTTTTGGTTGGGCGCATATAACAGGTATTGCGGTAAGCAGATACAATAGAAACTTAGTTGATATAAATCCTGTAATAGGATTGTTTACAAATCAATTAATTAAAATTACAGATATAGATACATCTAGTAATACAAGCTATGCAATATATGAAGTCAGCGCTAAATCAGATTTAACAAATGCATATTTGTTATCTTTAACACATAGAGGCAGTGCAGGCGATCCCGTCGGTGGCGTAACGTGTATAGCACCTTCAGGATTTACAAACGAAACAACATTTACTTTTACACAAGGCAGCGCAAGCAACACATGGACAATAAATCACAACTTAGATAGATTTCCAAGCGTCACTATAGTTGATAATTCAAACAATATAGTTGTAGGTGCTGTAACATATAACAATTCAAATCAGGTTGTAGTTGCTTTTACAGAAACAGTAATAGGTAAAGCATATTTAAACTAAAAAAAATGGCAATAAAATATTTAAACAATCTCGATCTAAATAAAAACCAGTTACAGCAGGCTGTAATACAGACTGCGTCTTCGGATCCGTCTTCGCCTGTTGCAGGTCAAATATATTATAATACTACAGATAACGTTCTTAAGTTTTATAATGGTACTGCATTTGTAAGTGCTGGAGGGGATTTAACAGCTATAACCAGTGCAACAGCAGGACAACTTACTATAGCTAATGGAACCGGTCCAATACCGACATTAACTGTTGTAACCGGGGCTGTTGCAAACGCAGGGACAGCTTTAGCTACAGGAGATCAAATATATGATTTTGTAACTACAGGTATTAACGCAAGAATACAAAACGTTACAAATCCAACAGGTGCACAAGACGCAGCAACCAAAGCATACGTAGATACCGTTGCAACGGGTCTATTAGAATATAAAGGTGCATATAATGCATCAACTAATTCACCTGCATTAACAGGTGGTTCTAACATTGCTAGCGATAAGGGAGATACTTATACTGTAACTGCTGATGGCAGTTTTTTAGGTGAACAAGTTAGAATAGGTGATTTAATTATAGTTGAAGTAGCAATAGCGGCTAGCTCGACACCAGCGCTTGCTAGCTTTACAATTGTACAATCTAATGTAGATTTAGCTACTGCAGCTGCTACATCTGGAGCTACTGTAAAAGGTATTTCAGGTTATGATTCAAATAACTTTTCTGTAACAAGTGGTTTTGTATCGCTTAAAAAGTTTTCAGCCAGCATAGGCGATGGATCTAATACTTCATACACAGTAAATCATGCACTCGGATCTAGAGATGTAATTGTACAGCTATATGATAATTCATCTTACGATACTGTTATAGCAGATGTTGTAAGAACAGATACAAACAATGTAACTATTTCGTTTACAGTAGCACCATCTACAAATGATGTAAGAGTACTTATACAAAAAATTTAATACATGGGTCTAAAATTTAAGTCGCCATTAGAGCTTTCCGGTCACCGGGCAATAGCACATACTGATGCTGCTCAGACTCTTGTAGTTAAAGTTGTAACTAAAACTACTGCACATCCAGAATATGGTAATGGCAGTACTTCAGGTTATACTATAGATGGTGTTGAGGGAGCATACTTAGAATTTACACCTGGCAATACATACAAGTTTGATCAATCAGATAGTTCTAATGCTAATCATCCTCTCAGGTTTTATGAAGATGCTGCAAAGGCAACCGCCTACACAACAGGTGTAACTACAAGCGGTACTCCTGGAAGTTCAGGTGCGTATACACAGATTATACCTACAACAAATACACCCCCTGTATTATTCTATCAGTGTAGTGCTCATTCACTTATGGGTAGTTACGTTAAGTTTGGCACAGGCACTATAGGTGATACATATTCTATAGATGTTACACAAGACGGTAATAATGTAGATTTAAAATTAGATGCTGCAAGCGGCACAGATTCTACAGTACAACTTACTGCAGGAACAAATGTAACACTTACTAGAAACGACGCGCAACAAGTTACTATTGCTGCTTCAGGTGGTGGTATAACAGTACAAGAAGAGGGATCTTCATTATCGACTGCTGCAACAACATTGAATTTTACAGGTGCCGCAGTAACTGCCTCAGGTACAGGCACTACTAAAACAATAGATGTAGCAGGCGGTGCTATAACCGTACAAGAAGAAGGTAGTTCGCTTTCTACAGCGGCAACAACTTTAAATTTTACAGGAAGTGCCGTTACAGCCTCTGGAAGTGGTGCTGTTAAAACTATTAATGTAACAGGAGGCGGCAGTAGCGGCAGCACTGTTACTATAGAAAAAAATGTATATACAGGCGATGGTTCAGATGTTACATTTGATACGTCAACGGCTATTGTTAATGAAAACAATGTTCAAGTATATATAGATGGTGTTTATCAATCTAAAGATAATTATACAACAAGCGGTAGTACTGTAACAATGTCTACCGCTCCTGGTAATAGCACATCTGTTGAGCTTATACATATGGTTTCTGTAGACGCTGTAATAGCAAGAGATAACTTTACAGGTAATAATTCGACTACAGCATATGTGCTTTCTAAAAGTATTTCAAATGAAAATGCTACACAAGTATATTTAGATGGTGTATATCAAAGTAAAAATAACTATACAACTTCTGGCAGTACATTAACGTTCTCCACCGCACCACCGAACGGTGCTGCTATAGAAGTTGTTCATATAAAAGCAAGTGTAGATTCAAGTACGCAGTGGCAATCTGCTATTAAAACATCTAACTTTACTGCTTCAGCAGGAGAAGGGTATTTTGTTAATACAACATCGGGGGCTATAACAATTAGTCTGCCCGCGGGAAGCACAGGGGATGAAATACACTTTACTGATTATGCAAGTACATTTGATACAAATAAAATAACTATTACTGCTAATGGCAGTGAAAAAATACAAGGCGGAACAGCTAATAAAGTTTGTGATACCGAAAATGCTCTTGTAAGGTTAGTATATCAAGATGCTACTCAAGGATGGACGGGTAATAATATAACTGAAAACTCAGCTGTTGTAAATTATTTAGTTGTTGCTGGTGGTGGCGGTGGTGGTGCAGGATACTATGCTGGAGCTGGTGGTGCAGGTGGTTATAGAACTTCTTATGGAGACGCGTCTGTTTCTGCTTTATCACTTATTAGAGCTACAAATTACACGGTTACTATAGGAGCGGGAGGAGCTAGTCAGAGCGATCAAACTACTGTAGGAAATAGCGGAAGTAATTCTGTTTTTGCAACAATCACTTCAGCTGGTGGTGGTGGTGGTGGGTCTAGAGATTACGGAGTTGATGGAACTCCAAGAGCTGGTTTAGCTGGGGGTTCAGGTGGAGGTAGTGCATGGGGTTATGTAGGAGGTGCTGGTAATACGCCTTCGGTTACTCCTTCACAAGGAAGTGCAGGAGGTCAAGCTCTCACAGGGAATACTTATGGTTCTGGTGGTGGTGGAGCAACTGCAGCTGGTGGTGGAACAAATACTGATAACAATGGAGGCGCTGGTGCGACTAATTCAATTACAGGATCATCTGTAGCATATGCAGGCGGTGGCGGTGGTGGCGGTTATGTCGCGGGTGGCCCTAGTAGCCCTTACCATGTTGGTACAGGTGGCGCTGGTGGCGGAGGTAATGGTGGAGATTATGGAAACGGATCTGCAGCTACAGCGGGTACAACAAATACTGGCGGCGGCGGTGGTGGCGGTGGTGGTCCTAGTGGTAGTGCTAATAATGGAGCAAGTGGAGGCTCGGGTGTTGTTATATTAAGATATGCTAATACTGAAACACTAACAATACCTGGTGGATTAACAAGCACAACTGCAACAGTAGGTTCAGATAAAGTAACAACATTTACAGCGGGTACCGGAAACATACAAATTAATTAATAAACATGGCACATTACGTTTTTTTAAACATGCAAAATATCGTTACCGAGGTAATAGTAGGTAAAGATGAAACTGAAGGCCCAACAAATTGGGAAATGCATTATGGTAATATCCGTGAACAAGTTTGTAAAAGAACCTCTTATAATACAGTAGCGGGTGAACATACAGGTAATGGTACACCGTTTAGAAAAAATTATGCTGGTATAGGATATACTTATGATTATGCAAGAGATGCATTTATAACACCTCAGCCTTATGCCAGTTGGATATTAAATAACGATAAGTGCATATGGGAATCTCCGGTAGAGTACCCATCGGATGGTGAACAATATACATGGAATGAAGAAACACAAGCTTGGGATTTAATAACAAAATAAAATATCATAAAAAATGGCTCTAACAAAAGTAACACATGCCGTATTAGACAATAGGTATACGGCGAAAGCAACGAGCACAGCAACAGGAAGTCAAAACTTAGATGCATCTACAGCAACCACTTTTTTACTCACGGGTAACGTTGCAACTGCAACGCTTACTATTCAGAATATGAAATTGGGTCAAGTAATTGATATTGTTCTTTCAGGCACTTTAAGCAGTGCGGTAATTACCCTTGCTACTAATTTTTCAAGTACTTCAATTAATAAAGTGGGGACTACAGACTTAGATCAGTCTAAAACAAATGTAATTCAAGTAGTCTGTGTTGATGATACTGATAATGCAGCAATATTACTATATTCAATTAACGTATACGAGGTAGATACAACGCCATAATTATGAAAGCAAGACAACAAAACGGAAATATTACAACTTATAAAATTTTGCCTAATTTTTGGAATGGTTCTAGCGGACATATTATAAACTTTAGGAATGCATCTACAGAAGTATTAGAAGCCGAAGGCTTTTATGATGTGGTTATAGCTCCTTACAATCCATTAACACAAAAAAGAAGTGGCATAGCCTGGGACGAAACAAAAAAAATATTTATTGGTACAGTTACAGATATAGATTTTGATGCTGAGCACGATGTGTTCGACGAAAACATGACCCCCACGGGCGAAAAAGAAAAAACTTATAAGATAGCCGACATTAAAGCGAACAAGATTGCAGAGATAAAATCTAAAGCGGGCAAAATGTTAGAGCTTACAGATTGGCAGGTTATTAGAAAAACAGAAAGGGATATTGCTATTAGTTCTGATGTTGTAACTGAAAGAGCAAAAATTTTAACCGAGGCTGATAGAATAGAAACTGAAGTAAATACTAAAAGCGATTATAAAGACTTACTGGAATATAAAGTAATATTTTTCCCGCTTGAAGAAAAAGAATAAAAATGGCTCTAAATAAAAGATTAATAAGCACGGGATCACCGATTTGCACAACTGAGGTTACTGATATATTTGGCGATTCAAGTGGTTTAGCTTTATATTCTTTTGACTATGATGCTTCTGGTGCAAGTGGATACTATAGTGGCACAGCTAATAATATAGCCTTCGGAGTTCAAGGAAAAACAAATACAGGGGCAAGGTTTAATGGTGATAATAGCCGCATAACTTTGCCAGCTATTTCTGCAATACCTACTAATTCATCTCCTAATAAATCTTATAGTGTTAGTTTTTGGATTAATAGCACCACAGCTAGATTAAATGGAACA